AAGTTTAAAGAACTCGCAGACGTCATATTATCATACACGAGAACAGGTGGTGGTGTATCTGATCCACCGTCGAGTGTTTTGTCTTCTATTAAAAAGGTTTCACTTTTAACGGATTTCTTTTTTATTACTGAAGATGAAAAGAATTTCTTACTTACACGCCCCATAGAATACGTTATAACCCAACTCCAAATGTCTCAATTCAAATTTAAACCAGGTGAATCTAAAAAATCTGGTATGCTTAACTTTAAAAATCCGGTCAAGGAAATGTTCTTTTTGGCTGTAAGTGATGATGTATACAAATACGAACCAATAAAACAAGTTACTATGAAATTTAACAATAACATAATCATAGACGCTGATAATTTAATGCTCAGTTACGAACAACCATTAAAGTATTATACGGGGGTAACAGGCAATAAATTTGGTGTCTATAGTTTTTCTTTGAAACCGGAAACGTATTACCCTACTGGTCAAGTTAACATGAGTAGAATAGCACATAATTTGATAGATATTGAACTCGATACACCAGACGCGAGTTTCGGACACAAAGTTTACGTATACGCTGTAAACTATAACGTTTTACGTATAAGCAGCGGACTCGGGGGTTTAAAATTTTAGTCAGTTATACTAGTAATGGCTGGACGTGTTCAATTAGAAACATCTGGTCCACAGGACGCCTTTTTTACAGACGACCCCGAATATACCTATTTCATAAAGAATTTTCAAAAACATACAAACTTTGCACCATTCTTTGTTGATTTAGACGTTGAAGGTGAAGTAGAATTTGGTAACACTATTCGATGTACAATCCCACAAAACCAAGGTGATCTTCTTAAGACAGTGAGTATGAAAGTTGAATTATCGGCTATAGATCAAAGTCTCAAGAGTTCTATAACAAATGGAACTGGTATAGGATATAATGAATCAATAGGGCATCAAATGATTGAATATGTAGAATTATTAATAGGGGGTGAAGTTATTCAAAGACTTACGAGTGATTTTATACATATTTATTCAGAACAATACACAACACAAACAAAACAACATAATTTAGAAAAACTTATTGGTAAACCACCTTTAGAATTTTCTGGAACTCCGGTTATATCAACCATGTTGGGTCATTATCTCGGTAATGCTACATCCGATGCAAAATATTTCATTGATATACCATTTTATTTTTATAATAATCCTGAACTCTCTGTACCACTCTGTGCCATAACAGGTCAAGAAATTGAAATTGTTATAAAACTTCGCGACGTCGATCAGTGTATTCACGCAACGAGAACTGGAGCCGCTCATGTAAATTTCGTACATTACACGGGTTTAAAACCTAAAAACTTGATAAAAAGTTTAAAAATAAATGTCGAAATGGTTTCTCTAGATGAAGAAGAAAAACAAATGTTATTGAGTAAAAAAATAGATTATATCATAACACAAGTTCAAGAAAGTAAAAATCAGATTCCACAAAGTCCTAGTATTAATCCGGTGGTTGTAAAACATAAACTTAATTTTAAAAACCCAATAAAGGAACTTTATTTTATAGTACAGGAAATCAGAAATAGTACAATTAGTTCACACTTCGTAACTCCACTTGATTATGATCATGACGGTCTGATATTGAACAGTGAATATATAAGCCATGAACATTTACGAAGCCTTGAAATTAAATTAGACGATTCCGTTATTTTAGATAAAGTTACAGGTAACGTTATAAATTTACGCGCAATACAAAGTGGTATACATCATTCAAGAACACAATTATTCAAACGATTCTATTCATATAGTTTTGCGCTCGAACCAGAACGATGGTATCCAACAGGTCAAAGAAATTTTAGTTTAATTAAAGAACAAATATTAACATTGAATCTAAATGGACAGGAAGATCGTAAAAGAGAACTTAGAGTTTTAGGCCTAAGTTATAACATACTCCGTGTAGAAAACGGAATTGCTAAAACACTGTTTAATTTATAATGAATCAACAAGAAAAAGACGCAACCGAAAACTTAATTGAGCAGGTCCAAGACTCTGCTATTAACATTATTCAGCCCGTACTCGAAAGAACTATGGTTCTCGCAGCTGAATACGCCAAGGCTTCCGGTAGAGATATGGTACTCGGCGAAGATTTGGAATACGCTATGAAATATTGTGCCATGAATGAAGTTGGTAGGAAAATGGGATCACATTTCCCAGAAATATACGAAGAATCTTCCGATGAAGAAGATGAAGAAGATGAAGAAGACGACATTGAATTTGAAGATGAAGAAATTCCTTTTACGCGGTACACAGGACGCGAATATAAGTTTGTCAAAATGAATATGGCGTATGATAATTGGGATGCATGGGAACCAAAAAACCCGTCAGAATTAATGTTAAAAAATGCTATAGATAGTAATGAACATATCGGAACCTGAAGGATATGAAGGAACGTCTAAACATTTTAAGATATATGATAACGATGATAGTTCCGATACTGAAAGTGATTCCGATACAGAAACAGATTCGGGATCTGATTCAGGGATAGAACGCATAAATGTTGGTATGTTAAAAGGATATATGAAACCAAAACATTATAAAAAAATTTTAATAGAAGAAGATTTACTCCCCGATTAAAATCTCAGGATACTATATATAAAAATGTCTACTGCTGCTGAAACTGTTACGCTCGTCGCTCGTGAACTCGAGTCCCAATCTCTCAACGCCGTCGTTGCCGGCTTCTCTTTTGCCGCCGCCCTCTCGTGGATGGACTTGGTAAGGTGGACTGTTAACCAAGTTGTTAAGGTTAACAAGAACGGTGGTATGAACTACACTCTTACTGCCTTGTTCACAACACTCTTGTCCATCTTGGTCTACGTCGGTATCTCTCGTGTCTCTACACGCGTTCAAAAGCCAACCCAACCAATTTTCGCGGTTACTCGATAAGTTTAGGCTTACGCATAACCAATAATAAAAATAAACCGGTTGCAACTACCATAAATATAGATATAAACGCATCCCATCTACGCGGATCCTCCATTTCGGGGATACTCATAGGTGACGGAAGAGGAGAAATATAGTCTTCTTCTGTTTTTTCCATTTTAGATGCATTCTCAAGTTTATCAGTAGAACATGTTACTGCAAGCTTAAGTATATGATTAGCATTTCTAAAATCGTATGGTATTAATCGATTATTACTACTGTAATAAAACTGAACACGTAAACTTGATATCGTTTTTTGTGATCCAGAATCAAAGTTGTGTTCAACCGTATCGTCAACACCCGAAAAGTTAATCACATCACCACATAAGAGTATACGTCCTGTATAAAAGGGTGTTTCTGAAAAGACAGTTTTGTTAAATTCATCAGAACCACTACTCATTTTAACAATAATTGCATCTGGACCCTGTAAATTAATACTTCCAGTTTCCAATGAATTCGATGACGATGATACATTTGAAGCCGGTAAACCTAAAATATCATGTGGAGTTGTATACCCACTACTTGAAGTAGATGCATAACCATTCGTACCACCATAAAACAAAAATGTAAAATCACCCGAACCCGTAAAAGTTATAGCATTCGTATCTTTATCAAAAGTTGCACCCGTAATTATAGTACATTTCGTATTAATGTGTGCAGCTAATTCTTCACCGCTATAGTTTCCAGCGTCCAATGTTACAGTTTGAGTACTTCCCCCATTTGTTAAAACACCAAATGTTTTATTTCTATCGTGTATAAGGTATTGACTATTATGTATACGTGCTGATATAAGTGAAATTTTAGTTACATCATAAATTGGATTTTTTAGATGGACGACATAATCACTTGGATTTGAGTATAGGATAGGATCTCTTTCACCGCTGTCTATATCTAAGGTATGTACCTTCATTAAAATATAGGAGCATTATTTTAATGAGTGTATATCACGTTTTTATTTTAAATTAAGAAAGACTATGTACTAATGGGTTACTTGCAAGTTGTCTTCTAGCTGCATCCAAACTTGTACTGGATGCATGTGGATTCTCATGTCCCTTATAAGCGTTAAATTTATGATAATCGTTATTTCTATATTGCTGTGTCCAACCACCACTCACTGCATTTACTCTACCATCAGTTCTACTTGTATCTGAACGAACGCTCGTAACCATACCACCTTGATTAAGTGCATCGGCACGGACATTCATACGACCTGGACCAGCGGCTCTATTTGGTTTACCACGACGATCGTCTGGTCTAAATCCATATTTCATGAGATCTTCGGCTGTATATGCAGAACCGAATGTTCTCTTTTCACCAATTTTGGTAGCTGGGGCATTTAAGTAACCACCAATAAAACTACTTATACCTGGAGCGGGTTGGTTATTGTATTGATAATGTTCAACAGTACCATCCATTTTGTTACGTGTTGGTTCTTGAGCTCTGGTAAGTGCAGAAACGGTTCTCTTTGCAGATGCATAATTTAATGTATCAGTTCTCGAACCCGTTTCGGATCTATTCGTTGTTCTCTTTGTGCGTTCGTGTTCTGCTCGTGGTGTTCTACCAGTCATACCTTGTGCCCTACCTGCAACTGGAGGAAGACGACCATGTAAAAATGTAGTCTTTTCTGGTCTATTGTGTGCAACTTCACCGACAATACCACGTCTACCACCCTTTACATCGAACGCTGGACCTGACCTACCAGGTAAAGTCGTTAAGCGGTACGCACCAACATTCTCTGGATTAACACGGAACAATTGTTGATTACCCCCAAACGCTGGAACTTCTGGTCCAACGCCCAAACCTGGACCAACAAGTTGTTTTTCAACCGGTGATAAGTTATTCATTGTACCAGCATCATACATACGATTTCTCATGGATAAAATTTCACCACCTGAAGAACGTTGTTGTGATGCAATTTCAGAAAATGAACTCATTTCTTGTTTAGATGTATACCTTGGTTCTACAAGTGGTGATATTGGACCCGAATATTCCGTTTGTGAAGCAATTTCCATGTTGGAAAAGTCCGATACAACTTCCGCTTCTTCTATAGTATTACCTTCTATTGTGTATTTTTCGTTTGGTTGACTCAATTTTCGACCGGCATAAACTAAACCGGCTATAGCCATTATAGATATAGGATCAGCCATTCTTATTTCTTAGCGAGATTTTTATTGAGATATCTTTGCTGAAATAATCCATTTTGTGTTTCGGCACGAGTGCTCGTTGGTTCATATGTTCTCGTTTTAAGGGGTACTTTACACTCAACATTCTGGAGTGGGTGAAAATTTCTTTCATACGTTTTCGCCAAAACTTTATTAAAACGAGATGTACTTTGTGGTCTGAGTCTATCAGATGTCTCTATATACTGTGCTGGGGAACCTTTACCCGCCATGTATGGTGCTGTACCATATAACATAGTGTTTGGTCTATGTGATGTATAGTTAAGGGTACTGGGCTGAGGATATACAAAAACTTCTTCGGTCGCACAAACGGCGGGAACCGCGTGATCTTGAACCACTTTCATTCCTGGTTGGAGTTGATACGCCATTTATTATTACAAAAG